GCGAGTTCGACGTTGTTCTCGCTGAGCAAGTCGGAATGTGGGCGGCGCTGGCGCGCAGCGTTGCCGCATCAAGCGGTGACGCTGAGTCTGCCGTGGCAGCCGAAGCCGCCGCCAAGGCCGCCGCTGACGAGGCAGCCGCTAAGGCCGCCGCTGACGCGGCAGCCGCTAAGGCTGTCAACGAGCTGGAGAGATCTGCCAGGGAGGCCGCCAAATCATTCAAGGAGTCCTCCTCCTCTTTGCTCGGTGTCCCCGAGGGATTCAAGATCGCAGCCGCCCGTTTCGCCGCGATCTCCACCGGCGGCGGGGTAGGGGGGATGGGAGCTGCCGCGGCCGGTGCCGGGGTAGGTGGCAGTCGGCTGTTCCAGATCGGCAACGTCTATGTCGCTGCCGACGACCCGCGCCAGTTTATGGCGGCGCTGGAGGCCGAGGCCGACTGGCAAAACTTCGCTTCCGACGGGACCCCAATCCTAACCCCGCCGGACCCTAATAAGAGGTAGCGATGTCGTTCTTGACGCTCAACGGCTGGCAGATCGATACCACCAAGGGCGGGAGCCGCGCACCGGAGATCATCGGCGACAGCGGGCGGGCGTTCGATGGCACCATGCTGCGTGACCGCCGGGTCATCAAAGACCGATGGCAATTCGAGACCAAGGAATTGCAGGCCAACGACGCCAACGCCCTGATTGGTATGCTGCTAGGGATGGGCGATCGGTGGAGTTTCGACGCGGCTACGATGTACAGCGACAAGGGGCTCGGTCTCGGGGTCACTGCCGCAAGTTTCCGTTGGGGCGAGTCTGCCGACGGCGTGGCCAGCGGCATCCAATCGTCGGTCAGCGCCGCGATCCTGGAGTCGAAGTTTGGGGCCGGCGCGCTGTCCGTGGACCCGGCCACCATCAATCTGCTGCCCGAGGCGACGAGGCGGGCGAGCTCTGCTGCCGGTTTTGCGGTGGTTGTCGGCGGCGCAGTGGCCACGGACACGTCCTATTATCTGCCGACCCCAGAGGCCGCGCCGACGAGCGTAAAGCACACGCGAAACGCGCTTACCCAGGGGCTCGTCACAAATCCGGCGGTGGCGATTGCAGCCGCCACCGACTACTGCACAACCGTCTACGTGATGACGCCGGATTCAGGGATCACGGTGACCGTCAGCATCGACGATGATGTCGGGAACATCGACAGCGCTGGTTTTGCGCTGACCGCCTCCGTGTGGAGGCGCTGCGATTTGGCCGGAACATCGGCTGGTGGATCGGCGACGGCAACGCTCCGGGTCACGGTCACCGCCGGTGCTGCCGCCGGGGTCATTTACACGGACGGCTGGCAAATCGAACAGCAGACCTACCCGACGACGTGGGCCGACGGCGCCAGGGCCGCTGCCGATCTTAGGTACTCCGGCAGCTTCTTGGAGGGGGCCAGAGGAGGGACGTTCGCCGCGTGGGTAAGGATGCCGACAACAGGGCCGACGGCCGTTGATCGCTACCTGGTCGACATACTGAGTGGAACTGGGTTGGCTGGCAACCGAAGCAGGATAATCCTACTCCGCCCAGCCGCCGGCTCTGGTCTCACCGCGTACGCCGTTGATCCAGACGGCAACACGACCACGCTGACCTACGCAACCGTGATCTGGGATGACGACTGGCACCACATCGCCCTGGTCTACCGCAAAGACGGCAGAACGGGGATCGCGTATCTGCTCCTCTACGTCGACGGCGTAGAGGTCAGCAGCTCTTCAGCTATTTACTATCCGATCTTTGGGCCAGGGGTAATAATCGCTCCCGGCGACAATACAACGGTTGCTCGCCACCTCGGGGCCCAGAGCGTCATGGACGAGATGCTCGTTCTGCCGTACTCTGCCGCCGCCGGGCAGATCGCGGCGCTGGCAGCTAGGACAACGGCGCTCGAGACATTCCCCGCATTATTGGCGGCCGGCGATGCGATCGAGACCCCGGCTGGTGTCGTTGTTGAGGGCTCAGTGCCGAGCAGCAAGTACAATGGGCTCCGCCTCGGTGGCAACTGGCACCACACGGCCAGGCGCGTGCAGTTCGAGCTGGAACAACAATGAGAACGACCACCGCCCAGCAAGACGCGGTGCTCGCGCGCAAAGACCGCTCAGTGCATGTGCGTGTCTTCGTCGACCGCGGCGTTGCCGACTGGGTGGATCTCACCGACATCGACGGCCGGTGCTGGCTTCGCAGCGTTGAATATTCCGGCTCTATCGACAAGACCACGATCGAGGCCACTGTCCGGGTGCAGCACAGGATCGAGGGGCTCAGCCTGTCGCCACTGATGGCGGGGTCGAAGCTCAACGCCAGCGGCGTGATCCTCGAGATCGGACACCCGATCTACATCCAGACCGCCACTATGCCGCTCGACACGCCACCGGCTGCTGCCGACTGGGTGGAGGTATTCCGCGGGGAGATCGACGAAGTCCAATGGAACACCAACCCGATCCAGCTCCGCTGTCGTGACCAGAGCGGGGCCCTCGATCGATTCATCGAGACCCAAGTAAAGCGGCCCTATACGCTCGAGGTTGACCACGTCGAGCATATCATCCAGGAGATCCTCGATACCGAATTCGGCGAGGGCGTGGTCACCCTCTATTCGATCACCGGAGACGCGGTTGCTCCGTTCAAGGTGGTCGATTCTCCCAACTGGCTGATCCCGTCGTACGTCCAGCGTAAGCAGCCAGTAATCCAGGCCCTGCGGATACTGGCTGATCAAATCGGGTGGTACATCCGGTATATCTGGAACGAGAGCACCGGGGCTTTCGAGCTGACGCTCTACGAGCCCGGGCGGGAGATCGCTGCCCAGGGGGCGATACTGCTCTACGCGCAGCCAGTAGTCGGCAACAGCTTTGTCCTTAACGCCACCACCATCAGTTGCGTGGCCGGGGCGCCTGCTGCCGACCAATTCCAGGTTGGCGGAACGGTCGCTGTCACGGCAGCGAACATCGCCGCGGCGCTCATGGCCGGGACAGAGGCGGGCAACATCACGAAGGCATGGACCACGGGCGCGGCCTATGCCTCGGGCACCCTGACGTTCACCGGTCAGCCTGCCGCGCTCGGTACCATGGTGATCAACGTCACCACCATCACCTGCGTGGCTGGGGCCCCGGGCGCGGATGAATTTCAGCTCGGAGGCACGCTGGCGGCGACGCTGGACAACCTCGTTACGACCCTGCGTGAGACGTGTGCAGAGGCCGAAAACCTGACGGCTGCCCGTATCGGGTCGACGGTCAAGATTGCGTGGGGGACTGCCGGGTATGCAGGGGAGTCGATCGTCTTTACCGAGGCCCTGACCAACTGCACGGCGGACGGGGCGGGGACGCTGGGCGGGACCGACAGCGGAGCCACTGCCCGCGTGGTCGTCGAGTGGGGCACGAAAGGCACAGCCGGGAATGCCATCGTCTGGACCGAGGCCCTGGCCAACTGCACGGCGGACGGTGGCGGCACGCTGGGCGGTACTCTCCTCGGGCAGGGGACGTCGGTTGACTACACCGTCGGGCCAGATCGTTATTACGATGTCGCTGGTCTGAAAATCAGCAGGGCCGGGGTCCGAAATGTGGTGCGCGTCAAATACGGCGTTAGCCAGCTCGACCGGACCACGATCGAGGTGAGCGATGCCGCGTCAATAGCCAAGTACGGGCGCCGTTGGATGGAGATCGCAGAGGGCGGCACGTCGCAAATCGATACCGAGAGCGAGGCAACCCAGATGGCCAACGCCATCCTGGGCGACTTGTCGGAGCCGGACGCAGACCAGAGCGTCGAGATGCCCTATTTGTGGACGGCTGACCTCGGGGACTTCGTTCGCTTCGAGGCCAATGGCTATCACTACGACTCGGATCAGGATCTTGCTGTCCTGGGATTCAGCCATGTGCTGTCTGGTGACAGGTCGCGCACCACCTTGTCTTGCCGCGGCAAGCCGTCCGGAGGATCGAAGCGGTGGCTTGCGCTTGAGGCCAGGCCTGGGGTGGCTCCGCAAAATGACTTTTACCAGGGCGCGGCGGCAGAAGGGGTGACGGCATCGGCAGGACAGGGCGTCATCATCGTGAAGTACGACGACCCCCGTAGCATGAGCCCGCCAGTCAACAACTGGGCATTCACCAATTGTTTTGTAGACACCATTTCTGCGTTCACGCCATCTGACGCGAATTTCGCCGGTGTGGGTCGAACGACGCGTTTCGATATAACCGGTCTCATCCCAGGCCAGACGTACTACATCAAGCTGCAAATCATCGACGGGTCCGGCAACGTCGCCCTGACTACCACCCAGGTCAGCACGGCGGCCGAGAAGACGACGGCCTATCACGAGGACTCGGACACGATCCGGATGAGCCTTGTCCCCAACGGGACGTTCGGTCAGTTTGTGCGGGGCTTGAGTGTACCGCCTGATGGGTGGGAGGTCTACGCTGGGGTCTGGGGGACGGATGTCTACCCTGACGGCCAGTCGAACGACCAGAGCGGATACTCAATAGCGATGGGCCCGGATGGCGCCGAAGACGAATCTGGCCTGATTTCGGATTTCATACCGCTCTCCCCTGACGACGTCTATTCAATTCGGTACGCATGCAACGGCACGGTTGCGGTGGCGCCGGCATTTGCAACCCTCTACGTGGGGTTTAGGTTGTACGATGCACAGAAAGTCGTGATCCAGGATTCCGACCTGACACCAG